ATGGAAGTCCAGATAAGGTGCTGGCTGTTGTACAGAATGCTCAGGACAAACGTGCTGCTCGTGATGCTGCTGTTGAAGCTGCTAAAGTTACTGCTGATGCTAAGGTGGAAGCTGCTAAAGCAGCCGCTGAAGCTAAGATTGAAGCTGCTCGTGAAGCTGGAGCATCCAGAGCACAAATTGCACAGATGCAAGCTGATAGCCGTGTAATGGTTGCACAGATGAATGTAGAAAGCCGTAATCAAACAGCTCAACTTATGGCTGGCCTTAAAGCTCAGGGAATGACTACTAAAGAAGAAGAAAAGAAAACTAAAGACGAAGAACGCAAAGCAGGCCTTGTTGCTTCCTTTGATAGTGCTCTGTCTACTCTTGAACGTATTAATAACCACCCCGGTAAGAAAGCTGCTGTAGGTTTTGGTGGAACCTCTATGTCAATGGTTCCCGGTACAGATGCTGCTGGCTTTGCTGCTCAGCTTGAAACCTTTAAAGCCCAAGTGTTCTTGCCTCAGGTGCAGGCCCTTAAAGGTATGGGTGCTTTGTCTGATGCTGAGGGTAAACGTCTTACAGCAGCGGTTGGTGCATTAACTCAAACAATGTCACAAGCAGAATTTGATTCACAGATTACAATTATTAAGAATGATTTAGAAGCTGCTAGGGCAAGAGCTTCTGGTAATAAACTGCCTCCTCCAGCACCTATGCCAGCACCGGCAGCAGGTGGATGGTCTATTAAAATGAAAGCACCATAATGCCAGTTTACACTATTACAGCTCCTGACGGTAAGGAATATGATGTAACAGCTCCTGAGGGAGCTACACAGGAGCAAGTGCTAGCCTACGCTAAGGCTAACTACTCCGGTGCCGCTACGCCTGCTGCTGCTCCTGCTGCTGCCCCTGAAGCTCCTTCTATGCTATCTCAGCTTGGACGACAAGCAGGCCTAACAGCTCGTGGCGCTATTACTGGTGCTGCTGCTATTCCAACAATGGTAGGGAATGCTGCCAATGCTTTGATTAATCAAGCAACAGGTACACAACTTAAACCTTCTAGCCAAGGACTTCAAGAGCTTCTAACCCGTTTAGGTCTGCCAGAGCCTCAAGGAGGTGTAGAACAGGCTGTACAGGCCGGTGTGGGTGCTATGGCTGGCACAGGAGCAATGGGTGCTGTAGCTAAAGGTGTTCCTGCGCTTACAGAAAACATTGGTAAACAAATTGTCTCTTCTGGTGCTGCTGGAACTGCTGCTCAGCCTGTTGCTGAAGCTGTAACAGAACGTACAGAAAGCCCCTTAGCTGGAATCATTGCTGGTATGGCTACTGGAGCTGTTGTTGGTAGTGCTACTGGTAAAGGAGTAGATTCTGCTACTAAAGCAATGGCGCAACGAGGACAAGCACCTGTAACCTTGGCTGATGTGAAGCAGGGCGCTCAACGTGCCTACACTGAGATGGAACAACAAGGGGTTGCCTTGAAGCCTCTGTCTGTTATGGGAATGGTTAATGACATTCGTGATAGTTTGAAGAAAGCTAACTTTATTCCTGAAGACCCCGGCACTGCTCGTATCAATGCTTTGGTTAATAACTACGACAAAATGCTAGAAACAGGAGCACGGGTTCCATTCACAACCTTGGAGAGTATGCGCTCACAGGCAGTGAACCTAAAGGCTTCTAATGAATCTGATGTTCGTCGCTTGGCTGGTGTTATTGTTAATTCCATTGACAACAAACTTGCAAACCTTACAGGCAAGGATGTAATGACAAACAAGGGTAATCTGGACACTGCTGTAAGCAGCGTTATGCAGGCCCGTGAGCAGTGGCGCACAATGTCTAAGGCCACTATTCTTGAAGATGTTCTTAATATTGCTGAAACCAAAGCTCTTAAGCCTCAGGCCTCTGAGAGTGAAATTATTCGTGATAACTTAATTCGCTTGATGAATAACAAAGCAGCAATGCGTAACTTCTCTGAAGTAGAGCAGAATGCTATTAAGAGTGTAGCCAAGGGCGGCGCTGCTGACCCATTGCTGTCTCTTGCTGCTAAATTTAACCCGCAGCGTAGCCAGCTAGTAGCAGGAGCTTCTCTGCCAACAATGTTGGTTAGTCCTGTTGCTGGTGTTGGTGTTCCTTTGGCTGGATTTACAGCAGATAAACTACAGAACTACCTACGGACTTCCCGCACCAAGGGGCTTATTTCTGACATTCTTCGTAACGATGTTCAACCACAACCTGACAACATGGCATGGCGTGGAGCCATCTCTGGCATTCCTCAGTAATGAAATGGATAGTTCTATTCTTCTGTCTCCTGCTTCCAATAGCTTCTGCTGAGAAGAGGACAAGCTGCCAGAAGGAAGAACTGTATGCTATAGCTTGGACAATGCACGTACCAGATGAGCGCCACAGGGCTATGCTTAAATGGTTTGATGACAGCACCTGTAGCTCACAAGATTACATAACAATATGGAATGCCCTGCCTGAGCTGGCAGGCACATCAGACAGTGCTCTATTACGTGCAAAGGTAATTAAAGGCTACGAGAAGGCTCTAAAGGGAGAAGCAAGTGGAAAATAAGGATTCATGGGTTACTAAGAACTTACAGGCTATAACGCTTATATTCCTGTTGTTCTCCTATTTCTTCTTTGCCCTGTTGTCTGTGTTTGAATTTGAAACCAGAGGTGCTTATGTGGAGCTTCTGGGCCAATGTATGATAATTGTCATCACTGCTGCCTTTGCTGGCAAGAGTGTTGAGAAGGTTGTTGAAATTAAGAATAGGAAGAAGGAATAATATGTTAGAACTGCTTGGTGGAGGTATATTTGGCTCATTGGTGGGCGGTTTGTTCCGTATGGCCCCTGAAGTGCTCAAGTGGCTAGACAAGAAGGATGAACGTGCTCATGAGCTGCTTATGTTTGGGCAGCAATGTCAGCTTGAAACCCTCCGTGGACAGCAGAAGCTGGCTGAGGTAGGTGCTCAGCGTGAGGCTGCGGTGGACAATGGGGTAATGCAGGCCTTTAATAGCGCCATAGAGCAACAAACAGAGATGGTTAAGGCTGCTGGTGGCTGGGTGGCTAGTTTGTCTGCTTCTGTACGTCCTGTTGTCACCTACTGGATTCTAGGAATTTGGAGCTTTATCCATGTTTGGTTTGCATGGAATTCTTGGAGCATGGGAGCTTCCCCTGATGTGGTGTTTAAGCTCATGATGAGTGGAGATATGGCTGCTCTGGTTTCTGGAACACTAAACTACTGGTTCCTTGACCGTACACTGGCTAAACGAGGCCTATGAACTTAGACATAGCTGCTGCCCTGTGTAAGCAGTATGAGGGCTTTAGGAGCAAGCCCTACCTCTGCCCTGCTGGAGTACCTACAATTGGGTATGGTAGTACCTATTATGGGAATGGTACGAAGGTGAGCCTCTCTGATGCCCCTATAAGCGAACCAGAGGCCTCTAATCTGCTCTTAAACGAGCTTAGGCACACCTACCTACAAGGAGTGCTCAGAAACTGCCCTATACTGGCTACAGACGAGAAGAAGTGTAATGCCATTGTAGACTTCTGTTACAACCTTGGCGTAGGCAGGCTTCAAACCAGCACCCTTAAGCGTAAGGTGAATGCTCAGGATTGGGAAGGAGCTAAGGAGCAGCTAATGCTCTGGACTAAGGGAGGTGGAAGAGTGCTTCCGGGCCTGCTAAAGAGGCGAACTGCTGAATGCTTATTACTTAATTAAGAAAGCCCCGTGAGGGGCTTTCCTGTTTCTAGGTGTTGTTTGTCAGTGGAGGGCCTCCATTGCCTCCGTTGTCAAAGATGATGCTCATTATGACAATGCCCAGATAGATTACAATCATGCTGTCCGCAGGCTCATCAAAGTTGGGATTAGGATTGTCTTCGGTTGTAGGCCAAATTTCATCTGCTTGAATTCCAAACACAAGGCCATTAGCCCAATCAAAGTTTACTTGCATATTGTTCCTTAAATTTCACACACACCAGCGGTGCAGGCCAGCATCTGAGCACCTTCGACATTATCGGTGTTCTCAATGAACGAATCCCAATCAATGCTCATAGGCATAGCTTCAAACATCTTTGCATAAACCGTTTCATCAATTGTTTCATACGGAGCCTGCCGGTATGTTCCTCCGTCCATAGGCAAGAAGCTCACACCAGTAATCTCGTTGAAATGTTCCCACACCTTAGCACCCACTGAAGGCCATTCATTCTCTTTGATAGAAATGGTTACAGAAGGCTTGTGTTCACAGTAGTATCGTTGATATGTAAGCCACAAGTCCAAATGTTCTTCTGCACTGAGCTGCTCACGCAACAAAGCATCCTTGCTCACTTTAACAGGGAAACTAAACACCGTAGTGGTGTCTGGCTTCATAACACAAGGCTCACTCTCAAAGCCTTGGCTTTTCAAGAAGGCTGTCAAAGGGTCTTTGTTGTCAGCTCGAATACGGCGTATATAAAACTCACTGTGCTGGGGATGCAAACCACTAGCAGTGCCAGCCAACTGACTAACAGTTCCTTCTGGCTTAATAGCGGTGATAGCAACCGAAGCATTAATACCCAAGGCATCAGCAATAGAAGAATTGATAAATACAGCACGTTCTTTCAACCTTTCAAGCAAAGCAGGTAGTTCTACATCATAAGAATTGTTCAGCAAAGGATTATCCAGAATACCAGTCATGGACACACCCAGCAAGCGTTCCTGCTCTGTGTTGTTCTGCCACACCTTACGCAAGTAGGGGAAGCTGGTTAACGTACTCTGGAATGTTCCAAGAATAGTAGCCATTTCAATTTTATTCAACAGCGTCTCTTCTGTGTCCTCCGGGCGTACAATTACGCTGCTCAGATTACAGAATTGATATGGACGTAGAATAATCTCTGAGCAAGGGTTTGTTCCCCATTCATGTCCACCCTCACGGCGTCCATTACGCAGAACCTGAAGCTCTGAAGCATAACGATTGAAAATACCACGCTCTCCGCTATGGCTTTCATAAATGCTGCTCCATTCCTTCATGAATGCACCAACATCAGGCATCTCGTTATACACAGCACTGTTGTTAGCTAAAGCACGTTGTCCATTGGTGTCCCACCAGTTGCCTGCCTTGGCTGTAGCCATACGGTTGTCAGACAAGTCGGACAGGGAAATCATAGCACTTCGACGAACACCACCAACGACAACCACTTCTCCAACCTTACAGAGAATGTCGTGCGCTTCGAGGCTTGTAAGTTTTCTACCGGCTGCTCCTTTAAACTTAGAAATAACGTATTTGAAAAGGTCTTCCAAGGGAGCAGGGCCACTAGCTCTACCTCCAAATGTTTTGAGACGAGTTCCTGCTGCTCGTACCTTTGATACGTCCCACTTAGGCACTTCTCCGCTATAGAGTAGAGCAACCACTTGGCGAAGCGCTTTAGCCCAACCTTCTTTGCTGTCAGAAACAACAATAGTTGAAGCACTATCAAACAAGACGTCAGGAACCTCAGGCAATTTGTTAACATATTTCTGCTCCACGCTATAGCCTACACCTGTTCCGCACAGCAGAATGTACATGGCTTCATCAAAACACTTAGGGTCATCAATGGGCAAGTAGCTGCAATTGTAGCCAGCAACGTTCTGGCGTTCAAGGGCATCTCCTGCTGTCATGATGCAGCGCATAGAGGGTACAACCTCCAAGTTCACCACGGCCTTCTCAAGCCGGTAGCGCAGGTCAGGGGAAAGCCTGTAGGAATGTTTGTCCCACAAATGCTTCTCCATGAAGTTGAAATAACGAGCTACAGTTTCATCCCAATTCTCTCGTCGTTGCTCGTTGTCCAGAAAGCGTGCATAGCGGCTCTTGGCTATATACGTCTGGTAAGGGGTCATGTTGGTATTCTTAATCATCTAGTTCCTTAATCAATTTCTCTATATTCTCTTCAATTTCATCCGCAAAGCGGTTTACAAGTTCGTCGCTGTTTATATTCAACATTTCCAGCAGAGCAACCTCGTCCACGTTACGGAGCTTTTCCTTTAGTTCTTCAAGCAGCATTGTCATTTTTATCGTGCCAAAGCATAAATAACAAGCAGCAAATGGCATGAGCTAAGTGATGGTGGTTTGATTCTGGGTCAAAGGTTTCTCCTGTACGAAATGCAACCAGATGACGCATAGTTGCATCCATATACCTAGAAGGAGAATTAGGAACCTTCTTCCAATTGTCTGAGGCATATTTAGAAGCTCCAAAGGTTAACACTTTAACAACATCTTCCATTTCCTTCCAAGGAAGCAAGTCCCATTGTGGTTTACCCTTGTCATACTTAACACCCAAGGTATTATCACTCAACAGTTTAATATAATCTTCCACTGTTAGTCGTTGTGCTTCAACTGTTTCCATATTTTCTCTCCAAATATTCTATGGACAACATCATCTCATCGAAGTGTCCATCCTTAACATCGTTTAGAACTACAAGTCCTCGCCAGTGTCGGTTGCTGAGGCTATCCATATAATCCTCATCGTGCAGATAATAACTACCAGCAATGATGCTACAGATTGGCTTACCATCAGCACGTTTACCATAAGCTAGTTGCTTTCCTTGTTGGTGGCCTGCCACACAAGACATATGCAGCTTGTTAATGATAGCAGCAGGCGAAGCGGCAGGACGACCCATTGCACCCACAGGCCAATAATGAGAAAACCCAACACCAGAAATAAACACTGGACGGAGAAACTCAAATACTTCCCAATCTTTCTCATAATCCAAATCCTTTACACTAATAAGCCCTTCAAGAGTAGGGTTATTGTTTACAGCCCGGTTTATGCGGTTTTCATGATTGCCAAGGGTGAGCACTAGGCGAGGCTTATAAACCTTGTGTTTAGCCTCTTTCTGAGCCTTCTGGAGGCTTCGTAAGGGAGCTAGGAGCTGCTGCATTGCTTGCTTAACAACTTCTACATCCTTTTTGTAACGAAGGCCTTCAAAATACTTACTGCCCTTCACATCGTGGGTAGATAGAGAAGGCATATCTGCAAAGTCACCTATGTTCACTACAACATCAGGCCGATATTCACAGATAGCCTTCCCTGCCCATTCCAGATGCTGTAAAGGAATGTTCTCCTTTACTTGGCAGTCAGGAATGACGAGAATTCTCATTTATTGGGTTCATCCAAGTCAAGAGGAAGTTGTTCCCAATCTATTTCTGTATCGTCCTCAGAATAGTCATATTCAAAGAATTCACCATCCCAAGAATCTGTAGCCATAGGGCCTGCTTCTAGGCGAATCTTCTCACGTACACCAACATAGCCGCCAGCCTCTAGGAAGGCCACAAAGCGGTTAAGAATATGGGGCCATGTAATTCCTTCATCTTCACGAAGTGTAAACGATACACTGCCACCTACGCCTTCGTAGCTAAACGAATAAACTTCTTTGTTCTCATAGTCATCAAACATAATAATTTCCTTTAAGGTATTGAGTAAAACATATCACATTCTTTCAGCTCTTCATTGTAAGGAACAAAGACAAACACTGCCTGCCAATGTTCATTCTTAGGAGCTGTAAATCGGTAGCATTTCTCTTTCAATGGACAACCGTGTCCGTCACACATACTTATATCAGCCATTCTTTTTCCTTTGTGTTTTCTCTAAAGCTGTTTTCTCTTTATGGCATTCCTTACAGAGTAGTTGCAGCTTCTCTTTCTCACAAAACAATCTATCAACATAAACATCCCAAGACACAAATCCTTTCTTAGGGTCTACTACAGGCTGTATATGGTCAACCTGTATGCCTTTAGACGGGAAAAGAGCCTTGCAAGCATTACACCGATAGTGCATAGCCAGCTTACCAGTTTTCTCGTTAATCTTCTTCTCTACATACCCTTCACGCAATGTTTCAAACTTAGGAGGCCATCGCTGTGTTGCTGTACGCAGAGCCGAAGTTACAAAACTCTTAAACCTTGCTTCTGTCCAGTTTCCATCGTTATAACTACGCTTCACTAGGCAGCTCCCACATCTGGTCAGGGAAGCGCCGTAGCCATAGAAGCTGTCCATTCTCTAAAATGCGCTCTGGAGCTTCTCCAGCATCCGCATAGGCCTTCTGTACCGCCTTGTAAAGCTGTTCCTCTGTCACAGCATCCTTGAGAATCTTATTAGCCTTCACTGGCCCAATGCCACGTAGTCCTACTATGTTATCAACCCTATCACCTGTCAGCAACTGAAGGTAGAAGTTCTTTAGTCCTTCTTCCTCAGTGATGTAATATTCCTCACCTTTCACAGGGTTGTAATGCCATCCGGGAAGCTGGTCTAAGTCTTTATCAACATGAACAATCCAAGCCTTGTACCGTGTACTTTCTATTCCAACAGCATCATCAGCTTCTTCATTCTCTGTTGTAATTGCTTCCATCCTAGTTAAATGCTTACGTAATGCCTCGTAGTGCTCTGGCTTCTCAAAGTCTTTCCTATTCCCTTTATATGGCACTGTTGTGGCAACACCATAACGGAAATTGGTTTTACCTGAAATATAAGCAACATAGTCTTCACACTTAAGGTGTATGTAAACAATATCAGTAAACCATTCTGTAAGCCGATTCTTAGCTATTTGCTCATCAGCGTCTTTGCATGAAAAAGCAATTGAATAAACTAAGAAGTCGGCGTCCACAATAGCCACCTTAGGTTTTGGTGGCAGTTCCATTATAGAACCAAGTCTTCCTCTTCCTCTTCAGCAGGAGTGTAGGTAAGAATTTCACTTACCAATAGCTTACGGATTGTAGGGCTATTACCATGCTTAGCAGACAGCTTATGAGCGTAGCTAGTAACCAGAGCAACACACTTCGAGCCATTGCCAATGTCTTTTACCTCAGTAGTAATTGGATTACCTTCTTCATCCACGGGGTTGAACAAATACTTGCTCTTAGCGACAATGTAGTTGCCTTGAGCTTCTTTGTTCTTCACCTTAATGCCAAGGCTTTGCAGAGCCTTAACGTCTTTGTCACTAATGTTGCCAATAGTGCATTCATAACGATTGTTGTCTTCGTTAAAGTGTGTATTAAATTCTCCCATAAAGCGACTCCAGAACAATTCACCAGAGATACGAACGGGTTTAATAGAAGTTTCCATTTTAAGTTTCCTTTAAGTTAATGCGTTTCACGCCAAGTTTTACCAACCTTATACTCACCATCCAGAGGACACCTAAGGTTAAAGTGTTCTCCGGCTTCCACAATGCTTTGTCTAGCTGCTTCACCAACTATTATAGCATACTTTTCATTTGTTTCAAACTGTATTTCATCGTGAACATTAGCCACTAGCTTCACAGGCCACTTGTTCTTCTTCATCTTGTCAAAGAAGAGCACCAAGGCCTGCTTCATCACAATGGCCCCTGCGCCTTGCAGCAGGCTGTTTAGAGCAGCGTGTTCACTGCGTACCCATATCTTCCTTCCATCTAAGCCCGGAACCCATCCTAAGCTTGCGTATTTCTGTACCTTTCCGATAAGTCTTCTAAGTGCTGGAGTTTTTCTAAGAAATTCTTCCTTAAGCCTTTTACCTGCATTAGCGTTTCCCCCGATGATTTTTCCAATTTTAGCATCTCCAGCTCCATATAGAAAGGCATAAATGAATGTCTTACCATTATCTCTTGTTGCCAGTCCCGCAGCTCTCTGATTAATTGTGTGTACATCTGTCCCATCTTCTCGGTTTCCTTCACAGACCGTCTTAACATAGTTTTCATCCTTCATGTAATGAGCTAACATTCGTAGCTCTAAACCACTAGCATCAACACCAACCAACACATTACCTTCTTCCACTGTCCAGCACTCACGACACTCTGGCCCGTAAATGCTCCCAGCATTGGGAATCTGAGCCATATTAGGCCCACTATGGGTCATACGGCCTGTCACAGCACCGTTGGTAATCACTTTACCGTGTACCCGTCCATCTGGCCCTACTGCTTCAAACCAGCTTTCAATCTGTGCCACCCGTTTCTGTAGCATCAAATATTCCACAATGGGCTTAGCCTCTGGCAAATCAATTTTAGACAGCACTCCTTCGTCTACAATTGGCTGTCCATGCTCTGTGTGCTTCTCTGGCTTCCATCCAAGAGATATGAGCTTTTCCCCAATCTGCTTTCTGCTTCCGGGGTTAAAAACATCAATCCCATCTTTGAGCTTCTTTCCTGTTTTCTCGCTGATTCGCTCGTAGACAACTGGAGGCCATCGTT